TTTCCAACTTCTCTCATTGCTTGGACTAATACTTCATCAGAATTATTTCTTGCCATAAATTCTATGTAGTTAGCTTCGTAACAATTACCTTTACTCATTATTCAATTCCTCCTTAGCTTCATCAATAGCTCTATTAACAACTGTAAGAGCTGAAGCAATTATCCATTGAGATAAAGCTGACGTATCACATTGACTAGCATATGCTTTGTCATTCTTAGATAGGTTAGGTAATTTATCTTTCATATCTTCCTGCTTGTGTTGATTACAAAACCATCCTAATTTATCTTTGTCTAGTCCATCATTGTAATCAGCAATTATCTGATGCACGATACCCACATAAGTTGTCTCATCATAAGGCAACTTAGTTTTGTCAGGCATACAGTTAATTATGTCTCTTAAATATAATCCGTGTGCTAAATCTTTTACGTTAAAAGATTCTCTTGCTTCTTTCTTACTCATTATTCCTCCTCCTAACAATCGTGTTGTTCTGTTATGTTATTGAAAAATAACCACGCTTTATCAAGTTTGGTTAAATCATTCCAATCAACATAACCTTTATGAGTTATAGAGTAATAGTCACAATAGGATTGTAAATTAAGTTCGCTCCATCTATGACCTATATCTTCCATAAACTTATTAAACTCTTCTTGTAAATAAAAACGAGTGAACTCAGAGTCCCCTCTTCCTATTACTTCTACTGTCCATTGAACTGGATTCACCTTTTCTGTTTTAATAGTCATTATTTGTCTCTCCATTCTATAACTTGATTCTTAGGTTGATAAATTCCTTCAGTTAAGTTGCTTAAAGCTCCTCTAATTTCTACCAACATATCATCAGCTATATGATGAGAATAAAAAGCATTGTTAAATCTTTTTACTTCTCTCTCTATTACTTTTTGATAATGATTACGGAATTTCATTTCTGTACCTTATTAAGTTCACTAGATAATCCTTTTACTTTGACTTTGATTGTGTCTAAGTCGTTATAAGTATCGTTTAATTCATCCGTTGAACTACTAACTTTCTCTTTAATCTCTTCCAGTTCTTCTTCAGTTTCTTTTAACTCTTCCATGAGCTTAGATAACTTCATACTGTCCTCCTCTTTAATTTCTTTATTTTAATTTCAATTACTCTATCCCTATCAGGATTGAATAAAGTTGAGGAACATCCTGTATTAAAAGCAGGACTAAAGTCAGCAAAGTTATCTGGTCTCCCCGCTTGAATCTCATCATACTTCATACAGAAATACTGCCCTGCTGTGTCTCCACCTAAAAACTTACAAGCTAAATTAGTAGGACTTGTAACTTCTCCGAATGGACATGGCTTCTGCTTACAACAGAATCCGCTTCTTACACATGGCGCATATTCCAAATGTACCTCCTATATAACTACTAATAATCTTACTAGAATTAAATAGAAAACAAATGATTTATATGGAAAGTATGTTTATCATTAGAAGTAGGTAGTTTAAAGGTATTATCAGATAAAGGTTGCATAGCAATAAGACAACTGGGATTCAAACGTATCTTAAACTACCTACAAACTGACAGGAGGTATGAATATGAATCACACTATAAAACATAAAGAATCCAGAAAAGAATCTGATCCATTTTATTTTTTATTTTGTAAATCATATGAGTACGCACACCACACGACACAAATAGGAGGTACATATGTGGACAGAAGGAATAGGAATCACAGATTATAGAAATAGTTTGTGGTTAAGAGACGGAGAGCTACCGCCAGAGATAATGGAATGGTTTGATAATCATTATGAATACTCTGGATGGTATGACGCAATGAAGCTAACAGATAATTATGATAAGCCATACTGCCGAATGGATTATAAAGGATTAACAGAATGGTATGAGCAATTTAGTGTGGAGAAATTCTTTCATGACGATATGTCTAATTATGACGGCTCAGATGAATTAGTTTCTCCATTTTATACAACACCTAAAGGTAAACTAATAAAACTAAATGAGTATCAAATGGAATCATATCCAAATTATAAAACTAGAAAGCAAGACAAAAGATATGTTGCTTATATATTTGAGATGCACTCATGAGTTTTATATCTAAAACATTAAACGATTATCTGTTCGGTACAGGAGGAGAGACTAAGATAGTAAACCTTCGTATTGGAGAATGGGAAAAGAAATATAAACCTATTCTTAATTCAGTAACAGAGAATCATAACTATACAGAAGCAAGAAACTTGCCCAAGTTTATTTATAGAAGGTTACAAAAGTATGGAACAGGTGGCTCAGGGAACTGGAATAAAGTATATAAGTATTTATATAAAGATTCCTTTGGATACTTTGAAACATATGGAGAGGACTTAGAGTTTGTAAAGAAACAGAATCCTCTATGTGTATGGACAGAGATTCATGCGAGCGGTAGCTTTGAAGGAATACAAAGTGGATTCATGTCTGTTGATAGGATGCTTTACTATGTAACTGAAGTACCTAGAGATGAAACAGAATTTATATCTGTTGATTATCACTACGATTGTCAAGATGAGTATGAGTATCCAGATTGCTGTGAGAAAGAATGTTATGTCTGTGAAGAGAGAGGCATGACGGATGAGTTTGAAGAAATATCTAAAGGTAAATTCAAATGTAACTATGAAGGTTGTGAGGAGGAGGAATAAATAATGAAAGAATTTATTATATATGAAACTGTAACTAACAAGTGGGTTGTTGAAGCAGATAACAAAGAACAAGCTATTGATGATATGGAAGAAGAAAGAGACAATGCTTATATGCACAAAGTTATTGATAGAGATATAGATGTGGAGGAATAATGGCTTGGACAAAAATAACTAAGACACCTAAGAAATTTCGTTTTGATTTATTTGGAACGATTTATAAAATAGAAATCCATAGGTCAAAGGAATACTACGAGCCGATACTTGATTTGGATGGGAATCCAATGACAACAGAAAAAGATTTCTTTAAAGGAAGAGACAAACAAAGAAAGGATATGTAATGAGCAGGTGTGATTATTGTGGGGATGGTCTCAGCTTCTCCTTCGGAGAAGTAGATACTGTCTCCTTCGGTCGCTCATATCATAGTCATTGCTATCAGAAGAATGTGAAAAGTTCACATGATAAATACAGGGAGGAGAGAAATGGTCTGTAAAGTATGCGGTAATTGGATACCGCCTCAGAACAATGGAGATTGTTTTATCTGTGGAGGTACAGAATGAAGCAGTACATAGTAAGAGGAATATGGAATATAACTTATCTTGCTAAAGACAAGCAAGATGCCTTTGATTCAGCAAGTAAAATGATTCAATCATTAAACAATCCAAACATAAAAATATATGTACAGGAGGTAAGTGAAGGATCAATTTTAAAAGAGGAATCAAAAGATACTAATAGAACGCACGACACAGAAGAGGAGGATAGTGTGGATAAAGAATATGATGTAACAATAGAGAGAGTAATTCATTCTACTGTTACAGCTACAAGCGAGAAGGAAGCAAGAGAGTATGCCTTACAGGGAGACGGAGATGAAATTCCTGATGGCTCTGAGGTAGTTGACGTAAGACTAAGTAGCTTTCAACAGAGGAGGAATAAATAATGAGTAAAGTAACTTTTCTCATAGGAGATAAAGAAGTATCTATGGATATTACAGACGAAAGACTAGATAGTGCTGAGAGCATAGAAGAAGTAGTCAAGTCAATGACTACAGAGGAGGAAGAATGATTGAAAGAGATATGAAGGTAGAAAAGATAACGCTATTAGTATCAAGTCCTTTAGATACAATAGCATTTGATAGGATAATTTCTATGATTCAAGAAGGAGAAATTATGGGAGAGTATAGACTAATCCATTATAAAAATCCTACTGAATACAAGTTGGAAGAAGCTAGTACTAAATGAATATCTTAAAACTAATTGAAAGAGATATAGCTAGTGTAAAAGAACGTATTGATAGTGAAAACAAAGACGGACGTTATGACTATGAGTTTGACGGAGAGAAGTATGACACGGCAGACGAAGTATTAGAACAAGTTGGAGAATGGGAATCACTTGATTGCAACTTATCTTATGACGCAGGATACATAGCTGGAATTGAAAGTGTAAAGTCTTACTTAGAGAAGGAGGTATAGTATAAAGAAATAAAGTAAAAGTATTATTTCATTTGATTGAGCCAGATTTATTCTGGCTCTTTCTTTTGTACCACTTAGCATCAACGGGATAGCCAACGGGAGAACGCTCTTTAATCTCATCATCAGATTCACAAGGCAGTCCGTCTATATGGTGCATGAACTTACGATTACATACAAGACATGGCTCATGTCTATTGTATTTGTATTCAACTACCGCCATTAAAGATTGTAGTTTTAATGCGATCTTTCTTCCTTCAACATCTACATCTTTAGTCATAGCGCACGACACAAAATATCATGAAGAGCGCACGACACACAAACTAACTTGTTGGTATTGCTTTCCAGAATGGCTCATCAAAAAATTCATTTCCCTTTCTTGACTCTACTATTTCACAAAATGTTTCTAAAGGTAAGCATACAACTATAGGTACACCATCTGGTTGCCTTCTGTTGCCATCAGTTTTAACTAACCTCTTCCATATCAATGCAGTAAAATCAGATTTACTTTTCTTAATTGCTTTAGCTAGCTCTCTTGTTACATTCAAAGATTGCCTAGCTTTACACTCAACAAAGAACTCAATGCCGTTCCATTTAAAAACCACATCTCCTCTGTCATATTTTCCACCTTCAGGTAGTCTCTCCCCTCCTAGTAATTTTGCTACAAAGGTTTCTAACCTTGTACCCTGCTGTTTTGGTTTGTTCATTACTCACTTTCCGATTGCCCTCTCGGTTTAGAACTATAGAAACTTGTATCACTTTGATAATAAGTATCTTTGAACTCGTCCTTAACTTTCATTCTTGTTTTCTTTAATGACTTACTACTGTTGAGAACACTAGCAAAAGCATCTAACCATCCTTGCATAGTTTCTTTAGGTACTCTGCCATAGTCTAGCTGTACTTCCTGCTTAGTATATTCAAACACAAAGTAGTCATTAAAATCTAATAAGATTTCTACTTCACCGTATCCCTTAGTGTTAACGTATCCCATCCTCATACCACCGTGATGTCCTCCATCAACAGTTGGTATCTCGTAACCCTGTTCATTTAACATTTTAGTTACACCAGTATTGAATGGTCGTCTTACTGCATCCTCTGGTATGAACCCTATACTATCTGAAGGATCTATTTCTTTTAAAGACACGCAACTTTCTAATATATTGCACGACACAAGTAAATCATACACAACTTTACTACCTTTAGAACTTATAACTTCTTTCATGTAATTGATTCTCCTATCAAATCATCAAAAGTTTGTAGATAATATTCTTTCTCATCATGTTGAGCATTCCTATATTTAAATAGATTAGCTTTATGACTATGACCTTCTATATCACAAGGCGCTCCTTCAATAGCAAGTTTTCCATTTGCTTTTTCAGAAGCTATGTTCATTTCACTAATCCTATTCCTAGCTGAATGTCCTGTCTCAAGAATTATTGATTGAATACAATGCCATCTACCATCAGATAGTATTTGTTTTATAATTTCTTTATGACTCACTTGCTCTTTGCAGCTTTTAGTTTAGTAATTAAATCAGATGCAGTACCTTTGTTAAGCTCTCCGCTTTCAATCATCTTCTTAGCTTCTGTTGCTTCTTTATCAGCACCTGCATCAATACATTCAGGTATGAGTGTGTTCACAATGAAATTCATTTGAGCTTCACTCACCTCTTCTTGCATCCATTTTCCTTCTGGTATATCTACCACTTCTTCCTCCTTTTGTCCTACAACTAACACATCTTTTGTGTTAGATTTTTCTATCTTCTCTGCTTCAAGTCCTGCATCAGATAAAGAACTTAGGTTCTTATCACTAGCAGTATTGATTAAAGAATCTTTATTCTTTTCAAAGAAATCTGCTATCTTATCTAATAGTTTATCAAACTCAGCATCAGTATAAGTTTCAATACTTGCATCTTTCTTTAACATTCTTTTCTTTCCATAGTCTACAAGTTTTCTGATGATTATTTTTTCTTCATCACTACCTTCTTGTACTCCTGGTTCAAATAAAAGAGTATGTCTTATGTATTGGATTACATCTTTACTCCTCTTCATAGGATCTAAATCTGGGGAAGCATTTTGTGTCTGCTCTGTAACTTGTACAGATTTAGTTTCCTGCTTCCCCGACTTAGCTTGCTTACCATTAGAGGAGGAACTAGACGAGTCAAACCATGCGGTTTCTTCACCTGTCCATAGATGCAAACCTATTCCAAATCTCATTGCGCATCTTTTAATAGCATCTGAAAAAGTTAGCTTTAGTAATTGTGATTCAGTTCCAAAATTATTTTTATCATTACGATCTACATCACCAACTTCATCATGATAACCTAATCCTTGTATCGTCATACGACACACGGCACCTTCTACTTCTCCTTCTTTGTTTCTTATTATCTCTTTTAATTCAAAGGTCCACCGACCAGGTACTACTTCATTTAATCTTTTAGTAATTATATGATGGGGAACAAAATCCCCAAACTTTCCTTTAGGTGCTTTCTCTATTTCTTTATTAGTAAAAGGTTTCGTTAATTCCTTATACGTTTTCTCATCCATTACTTCTGCTACTGTCATTCGTCCTCCTCATGTGTATCTAGTCTCATTGGATCGTCATCATAAGACTGTATAATTTTGTCATTCATTTCGTAATGACACCATACCGTAGTCTTAGGTCTAACGTTATATTGAATACATAAATCTTTTATACTCTCTTCTTTATGCATCCAGATTGTATCAAATATTTTTTCACACTCTTCTATAGAGCCAGCAGTTATAACGTAATCTCTTACGCTAGTATCTGTAAACATAATTGATACTCGTTTTTCTTTCATATTATAATTTTATACATTTTTTAAAAAAAATCAAGATTATTGTAAATTATGTGTTATAATTTTTATATCGAAACAAATAGATGTACCTCCGTACCTCAATATGAATCGATAAAAACTAAAGAGGTCTAGCAATAGACCTCTTTTTTTATGGTACTTCAATCATTTTCCTGTAACGTGTATGCATCTGTGTAGTTCTTCTGTAAACTCTTCACCACAATCTTCACAATCAAAAAGATAATCGTATGTGTCCGTCATTCCTCTTCGTTAGATGCTTCTACTATCTCAACTTCCATAGGTATATGCATAGGAGCATCTTCAAACTCTATGTCTTTATACTCTCCGTGTCTTAATATAATTTTTATCTTCACTCTTCTTCACCTATTTTTACTTCAGGTGTATCACCTTTCTCTTTATTAAATTTTTTTAAAGCAAGACTCATATTCATATTCCATTGCTCAACAAATATATGGCACAACTCACTTACTTTTTCTTTGTTTTGTTTAGACATATTGATTGATGGCTCTGCTCTCTGTCCACCTAGAGCATTGTGTAATTGTAATGCCCAATGCTTTAACTCATTCTTATCAGCAAACATATTGTCAGACAATTTCTGCATTTGAATATCCCCTTTCTGTTCCTTCTATAGACATAGTAAATATACCTTGTTGTGTTTGTTTACCTGTCTGATTTTTAAACCAAGTTGATTCATCTAAAGATGGAACTTGAAACCAGTTACGAGGATCTGTCTTGTGTATGTAATGATGGTAATGACCACTCACTAAAATTTTTGAGTCGCCTGGATGTTGCCATCCAAATGCCTGGTCCTTCCACCACTTCATTACTTTTACTTCAGGTGTACCACCCCCCATACCAATAGCATGACCATGAGTAAATGAGCAAACGGTACCACAAATATTAAATGTTAAATGTGGATCGTCTGGAATAATAAACTTAACGTGTTGATAGGTTTTATTTTGTGCAAAGATTTCTCCAAGCTGTTCAAAGACTTCAAGGTCTGCATTGTCCATCTCTCCTGTTGGTGCTACACCTTTAGATATTCTTTTAGCTCCATGATTACCTGGAACTGCACCTACTACAACTAAAGGAAAGTCTTTACTCCATTCAACTATTGCTTTAGCTATTAGTTTACGTGCTACTTTTATCTGAGATCTGTTATCAAGTTCAACTGAAAAGGTTTGGTCTGGATAAAACCCAACGCACCCTTCTACTATATCACCTAATCCTACGATAGTTAGTTGATCAAACTGCATACCTGCTTTTTGTAAGAACTCATAACGTTCTTTAACCTTATCTATCTTATCTAGGAATCTTTCAATGATAGCTTCAGTACCTCCACCATCACGTTTACCTAATTGTAAATCAGATATAGCAACAAAAAAAGATCTCTTTGGATCTTTCATTTTTGGTTTAGGTTTTCTTTTATGTGATTGTATCCACTTCAACAATCTCTCATAGTCTTTATCAGTTATAGCTATATCATTTGCTATTACTGTAGCTCGGTAATACCACGCTTGTTGTATATTACCTCCACCCATATTCATATCCCATGTTCTTACTTGTAAAGTATTATCAAGTATCATGTAATTATCTGGATTGAAACCCCACTCTTCTAATAGATCCGAAAACTCTGGACTAGAATTTGTAGTAGGTCTTGATGTTATAGTTCCTTTTTTCTTTGAATGATTAAAGGAGACACCAGGTTCCCACCCCTGCGGATGTGCGGGAATGGGAGATTTCTGGTTATGCGATACGTCCTGTTGACTCTCCATAAGTTTATCTAACTCACTTTGAGTTTTCTTTTTGCTCATCTTTTATGAACCACCTCTCTCTAAGATAACAAGTATCTAATTACTTATTTGTTTTTTAGCGTATGTCTTGACTACTGCCAATGCTGCGCCACCTCCTGCTAATGCCGCTAGCTGAATTACTTCAGCGTCAACACCAACTAGAGGAGCAACTGTTAATGCACCAATGAACGCTTCAATGAATGTCCATGCAGTTCGCTCGATCATATCTTTGAGATCTTCACTCAATTTATACTCCCATGCGTCATTCCAAGGAGTCCACCATAAGTCCTTCTTGAACTTACCTTCTTGATTTCTTGCTCTTTTGAATTTTGTAAACATATTCATACCTAAATTATACTACAATGGTAAGACATTTCTAGGTTTTATATGCAGAAATCTGTTTTTTATTGTAATGATTACATTGCTTATTAACACATACATAATTACCTCTTCTTACTTCAAGAGGTATCGAGCAACCTGGACAAGATACTTTCGTAAAGTTCCTTAGTAGCGTGTCTTTTTTCTTTTAGAAGAATATCTTTTCTTCTTTTTACCTGGTTTGTTAGGCATTAATTCCACCACCCCTTTCTAGGTTCATAAACTTTTGTAACTTTTCTTTCTGGTTTAGTTGCTTTTCTTTTAAATACTGTAAAAGGATTTGCCTTTGTATCATAATCTACATACTGTATAGTAACCTTTTCTCCTTTAAGTAAAGCGTCTCTAATGTGTGGATAGGTAGTCATGTAGTTAGATCCAGAACTTCCAACCCATCCTTTAGGTTTCACAATGTTACTCTCTTGTGAATTTCCAATTATTAAACAACCCATAGTTGCCGACTCGTCATTCCCCTTGTGTATTAAGATCCACTCAAATCCAGGTACATCTTTAATCCACAACATCCCTTTATGGAAATCACTACCGTATGATTTAAGATACCTTGCTGAGAAACCACCTTCCTCACGTAATACAACTGGATATGTACCTGCTGGTATCCTTGTCTCTCCTCTTATCTTCTCATCCCTATGTTCATCTTCTATAGTGTATGCTAAAAACTTTTTATTATAAGGATCTGTTACGTCCATTAATATTCCAGATGTACTATCTGGTTCTGAACTAAATCTTAGTACTTGTAACTTCATACTTTCTCCTATCTGTGTCCGTACTTGCTGTTACAAATTGTAACATAAGTACCTTTATTATTTTGTATTGTTCTACAACAAGATGATTTTATTTCATCATCAATATCATCTAACAAAGGTGTATCAAACCACATTATTTGCTTACTTTCTTTACTTCTGTTTTCTTTTCTTTAGACCTAAAGTTCATTGTTAGTAACCATATTACTAATGTAACAACGGTGGCTAATCCTGTAACTTGCTGGGCGCTCCCAGTCAGAGTCAAGGTAGCTATAATTAAACCCACTAAAGTCCAACTAAGGTTTAAAGTTTCCTTAATTATTTCAACAAACCAGTTCCATATCTTTTTAAACATTATGATTTCCTTAATATAAACGCTGCCATGCTAGCTATCCTAGTAATAATAACTGGTATTACTACCTCCTGGCTTTTTCTTTTCTGATCTTGTGTCATATCTTTACCTATATCTGATAATACCACATCACTAAAGTCGACATCCACCAAAGTACCAATAGGATCTTGTATAAATTGTTCTACTTGTACTTCTGTAACAACATCAGCAAGTGTGTAGTTCTCTACATCTTTATTTTCTACTGCTCTTTCAACGTATTCTTCTACTGCTTCAGCTACTACTTCATCATCCTTAACAGCTTCGGCAATAATCTCAACATCTTCTGCTTCTACTTGTAATACTTCTGCAACAACTTCAACTTGTTCTTCAGTAAGTTCTTCAACATTATCAATAGCTTCTTCTACTACAGCTTGTACTACTTCTTGTACTTCTTCAGTTGCAACGGCTAGATTCTGAACACCTATATCATTAACTTCTTCTATGACTTCGATAACTTCTTCGGTTTCAAGCTCTTGTACATACTCTTGTATTGCTTCTTCTTTAGCTTCTTCATACTCAACTAGCTCCTCTTCTGTGTATTCTTCTAACTCTTCTTCAGTTACTTCGTCTATTTCAATAACTATTATTTCTTCAATTACTTCAGTTAACTCTTCAACCTCTTCTTCAACCATCTCTTCAGAAAGAACTTCTTCTCCATCCTCTGTATCGAATATATCAAGTACTTCGAATACAGTTTCTTCAATAGGTTCTTCATCCTCCAATATCTCAACGACATCTTCAAATATTTCTTCTGCAATTTCATCTTCAATAAGCTCATCTTGTACACTTTCTAAATCTTTTAATACATCCTCTGGATCTGGAGGAAATATATCATTAGCTATTAATACATCTATTAAGTCTATATCCTCTTCAATTATAATTACTTCAGTTTCAAATACTTCTATATCATCTATGTATTCTTCAATCTCAAGGATTACTTCTACATATTCTTCTAGTTCTTTTTC